CAAACACCTTCTCAGCCTTCGGCGGCTTGGCGGGTTTGGCAGCCGCAGCCTTTGCCTCTTTGGATTTGACCACTTTTGGAACCGCCGCCGTAACAGGCTTCGGTTCTTTTAGCGCCTTTACCTTTGCCGCCGACACTTTCGCGGGCCCGCTTTCCTTGATAATCCTCTTCAGACGGTCGTCAGCCCATTCGCCCATAGACTTACCGAAATCCCTACGGATTTTCTTCATCTGCTGGTGAATATCATCGCCGTAACCGAGGCCCGGAGAGGAATGGACGATTTCCTTCATCTCATCCCACACTTTCTTCCTGACGCCCTTCAACTCCTCCGGGGACTCCTTGAGCTTACGGGCAGCAAGATGACCAATAGCGGTTATCTGCTTCGGCACCATCTTACCAAGCATAGCAGATGTAACGGAAAGCGGTAGCTTGCCCGCCTTCTTCAAGTACTGCTGGGCACCGGGGAACGCGGCACTAAGAACAGCGTTACGCACCACGTTAGCAGATCGGTGTTCGCCCTTGATAGTTGGTTCCAGAGCACCCATTACGCCGCCGCCTACACCTTCAGCCGCCGAAACGGTAGCCAAACTGCGAAGCGCGCCGCCTTTGAGGAAAGGCGCGAGTGCCTGTAACGCTTTCGCTCCTTTGGCAACACCAGCGGCCGGGATGATAGACTGCAGAATATGGCCGCCCACTTGGCCAATCCGACCACCTGCGGTAGCCAAAAGAGGCGCGTCCAACCTACGGGATTCTTCCTCTTCCTTCTGCAACCGGGCTAGGTCTTCCTTATCCCGGGTCGCCCAATTCCACAACTGCTGGATGCCGCGACCGGTGGAAGCAACAGATTGACCAGCGCCCGCGAGCGCGAGCTCGCCAAAGGACATGCCAGTAGTCGGATCAATCGGAGCGGAACCGCCGATATCAACCTCTACAACACGCCCTTGTTCATCTGTTTTGTAATTAGGTGTTGCCGCCGCAGCGGGCGGCCCTCCGGGCGCGATGACTGGGGGGGTCGCTATAGGGGTAGCTCCAGGCTGGCCTGCGGGCGTCCCGGGCGCGGCGGGGCCGCCTCCCGGGGCTGGGGGCGCGGCCGGGGGCCCGCCGCCGCCCGCCTCTAGGGCCTCGATTTGAGCCATGATATCCGCCGCGCCAGCAGTATCTCCTGCAGCGTCAGCAGCATCAAGCATCTGATATAGTTCGTCGAGTTCCATTTATTGGCCTCTCTTACTATACTTCTTCTTTAGCTCCGCAGCCCTATCAGCGGATACTCCGGCCGGGGGCCTATACGCAGGACCACCGGGCTGGGTGATTCGGCCAGCGCTATAATCGCCTCCGATCACCGCCTTGATCTTTTCAATACCTACATTGTACCAGTAGAAGAAGTCATCCATAGCCTTCTTGAACTCGACCGGGTCCGACGTGGCATCCATGCGGCTCAAAGCCGCCGAAGCCTTCTTGCCCTCTAGGTCGGTAATTTGGCCACCGCCCTTAAGGGTCTCGAATGCGGGCATGAATACTTCGTTCTTGATCTGCGACAGTCGAGCCGCTGCACCAGCAGCCGGGGTACCGGCTTGGGTCAAGTCGAATACCATCTCTGTGCCGGGAATCTTGCCCAGTCTCGGCCAAAGACCCGAACCGACCACTTTGGCAAATCCCGGGTGAGCCAGCAGTTCCTTGCCGTGTAGCGTCATACTGTCGTACGCTGTTTGCATATCCGGGAGCGCGGCACGAGCAGCGCCCATGGTCTTCGCGTCGAACTGAGCAGCGCCGGTTGCAGCTTCCTTCTGGGCCGCTGCAGCAGCTAGCCTGTCGGACGCGGCCAACTCCGCGTCAATTTGTGCTTGCTTCGTCCTTCCCGCCGCATCCCAATCAGAGACACCTTGATATGGTGCAGTGGATGGTCCGGGGGGAGGAGCGGCAACAGGGGCGGGAGCAGGTACGGGAGGCGGGGGAGCAGCCACTTGGGCTCCGGGAACAGGACCGGGCTGGGGAACAGCTCCCGCTGCAACGGGCGGAGGGGGTCCAACTGGGGCGGGCGGAACAGATCCGGCTGCATCTGGCATGACTCCCGGCTCTATAGTAACACCAGCTTCATCAGGGGTACCAGTAGCCTTGGCCACTTCAGTCATGACATACCGCTCAATGATCGCGGGGTCAATACTCTGATCGTTCATGAACTGGACCTGTCTGCCCACTTCCGCCTGTTTCTCGGGCGGGAGCTCTTCGAGACCCGTTACAGTCGTTGGTGCGTTGCCTTGGGGCGGGCCGCCCTGTTCTTCGGTGAGCGGGGGAGCTTGATCGCCACCGCCGATGGAAGGCGGGTGTTGATACCCGGCAGGTGAGCCTTGGAATGTCTTGCCCAAACCAGCGCCAGAAGTACCAACCTGAACAATCGTGCCATCAGGCATCTTCCAACCCTGCGCAGTCCATTTGGCCTTCATATCCGTTACTTTGGTATTACCGTCGGACATGTTGTACACAATCGTGCCGTCGGCCAAAACATCACGGGAGGACACATGAGGGGCCTTGCCGACGATATCCTTAAGGTCGAGGTCGCCTTCTTGGTCCATCCCGGCCAAATAAGCGCGAATCGTAGCATCGCTCGGCCCGCCTTCTTGGCCCAGCATCTCAGTGGCTTCGAGAACGGCCGGATTACGGGCAGCGTTTAGTTCATCTTCGGCCATATCCGCTTGCTTACCCCCATAAATACTACCGATTCCGCCAATCATCTTATCAGCCATTCCCTGATAATTGGGGATATAGGAACCGATGGGGTCAAAAGCCGCTCGGCTTGTGCCGGTTAAACCACGAGTTACGGGGGCTGTCATGCCGCCAAGCTCTATTTCCTTGTCCCGCATGGCTTCATAACCCGTTTGCTGCCCCCGCAGCCTTTTGGCACGGCGGGAACGTCTCTGGACGTCTGACAGACTATCCAGAATCTTTTGCATCATCGCCGGGTCCATTTGGGTCGCCATTTCGCTCTCCTAACGCGGGCCAACAAAGCTAACCGGTTCAGGGATCGTTCCTGAGGGCACTCCTGCCTTCATTGCCCGCTGTTGCTGCCAAGCGCCCACTAGCTGTCCTACCGCTTCCGCCAACTGTTGCTGCTGAGACCCAGCACCGGACTTCGATGTTTGATAATCAGCAAAGCCGCGCAGTGCCCTTGCCATTCGCTCCCGTTGCTGCTGATAGATGGAAGGCATGGGCTGTTGTTCCTGCATCATGGGCTGCGCCTGCGGCATCGCGGGCTGTGGCTGTTGCTGCGGCATGTACATATCCGTATCCTCTATGCTTGTCCGCCACCACCCGGTGGCCGAATTACTGGCTTGATTGGCGGTGGCGGTGTCGCTTGCGGCGGCAATTGCGGCGGTGGCGGTGGCGCTTGCGGCGGCCTATTAGACGGAATCAAGAAGCCCATGCCCTGATTCGGTACATTCTGGAACATCTGATTCCCCGGCAAAGTAGGGGGAGGTGTCCAATTATTAAGATTACCAAAATTAGGCGGGACAATAGGCAAAGAGGACAATTGCCTACCCACATTCGTCTGTTGAGGTATGGGCTTATTGCTAGCGAGCTGAAAACCGGTAGCCGCTGTAGGCTTAAACATACCGCCCACATTAGGCTGCCGATTGCCGGGTAGCATAAAGTCCAGACTCATACGGCGCAAAGCGCCTGCGCGGGATTGTTGCTGAGCAGCCGCATAATCTGCATATCGCCGCTCTAGGTCAGGGCCTTCTGACTGATCGCGAATAGTTCCCACTGGGCCGGTATATTTCATGGCGGCCTATCCTTATTTGCCCTTAGACTTAAGGACTTTTTCTGCTACGTTGTATTCCGCGCGCTTGAGCGCCCGGGCCTTTGCCGCTGCACTGATGGGAAGGCCTTTAGCCTTACGGATAGCGTAGTCGGCGTTTTGAGCACCGGCCATAAGGCCCTGATTAGCGTGAGCCGCAGCTTCCACGGCAGGGGCAAAACCCCTGGAGGTTTCGGCATTTCCTATGGCCTGTTTAGCAGCCCGCTTAGCGTCATTAGCAACGTATGCCGGAGATACCTCTACACCGGCCTCGTCGTAAATCTTGCCCTTACGCACGGCGTAGTTGGAGCCCCATTTCCCGGCACCTGAGATGAAGCCTTCTTTACCGGCCATTTGCCTTCTCCTTCGCTAGATGGCGGAAAGCGCCCAGAAGAAGGGCGGTAAACGCTTCGTAGTCCACCATCAAGTACCCTTGGTCTCCCGAACGGACCAGATGTGGGAACTCTTTGGCCACTTCCTGAGCAATCAGGCCAGCGGCACGTTGCCCGCTTGGCCACACGAAGGAATGGGGCTGAATCCGCTGCATCGCGTTGTACGCGTCCTCGTCCGGAATGACGGTGATGTGATCCTTGAGGTCGGCATCCGAATACAGGTACCCGCCTGCTGCGCCGCCAACGGCAGCGCCTGCTTGCGGCTGGCCAAAATAGGTACCGACTGCGGCACCGGCAAGGGCTCCCCAACCTGAACCCTGTGCCTGACGGCGTGCTGCACGGTCAGTTGCCTGCTGAACCTGAGCAGCATACTGGCTCTGCGCCGCGCCCATCATGTCTGCACCCGGCGATCCTTGAGACGTGCCATAGCCTTGATAGCTCGGCATATATGCGCCCCACGAACCGGCCGTAAGGTCTTGCATCTGGCCCGCCGTTTGATACGGCATCATATATTCCTGCAAGGATTGTGCATTCCTTTGCTGTTGGCCCTGCATCTGAGTCTGATAATTAGCGCGAGCTTCCGCGCCGCCAGCTAACATGCCTTCCAGCTGGGCCTTAGCGTTAACGTCTCCTTGCGACGTCAGCAGATTCTGGTATGCACGGTTGTAAGCCTCGCTACCGGGAACTAGGCCCTGTAGCCGAAGCTTTGTTTCCATCTGCTGCTTGTCGATTTGCTGCTGGGGAGTAACCCGCGCCAGCAGGTTTTGGGTAAACATCTTGGAATAAGCATCCCCAGTCTTCGAATCGTACTCCGTAGCACCGGAAACAGTTTTAAATGGATCGCGGGTATTCAGCTTGGAAAGCTGGCCCATCTGCTGACCCTGCTGCGCAATAGCCTGGTCTTGAATGGCTTTGATGCGCGGGTCTAAAGTTTCCTTTTGAATCCACCTTCCGGTAGTGGGATCAAGGGCCCAGTCAACGCTACCCAAAAGACCAATTTGGGTAGGCCGATTGGCAATAGTGTTCTGCTGGTTCGCCTGCTTGTCTATGTCCGCCTGCTGGCGAGCAAGAGCAGCGTAATCAGGAGGGGGAGTCGAACCGCCGCTGGGGCCCATGGCTATGTCCTCACCAAGTCGTATCTCTTACCATACGTAGGAGGAGGGGTAGCTCCACTACGATAGCGTTGCCAGTGCTTAGCTGTTTCAGGGGTAAGTCTAAAGATCAGCGTATCGCCGTCCCTATAATGATCTGGAAGGCGAGCAATCAATTCCCAACCACCAGTTTCCGCTGCGCGGATTACATTGCGATTTGTTTCCCTCGCCATGCCAAACCCCTGCTTTACTCCTAACTGATTAAAGGGATAGTCATGAACTGCCCACCACCAGACGCGGGACGGCCTACGACCCTTCGCAATCCAGATATGAAAATTGATAGAGACGACCGTATAGTCATCATACGCGGCTGCTGCAATCGGTATTCCATCCTCGAATTCAAAGATAACACGAGGATCGGGGAGATGAGGCACGTAATCAGTCAATTCCGTGTAGAGCGGAATAAGTTCATCATGCGTGCTAATCCAGCGACTCATACCAAGCCCCCGGGCTCGTAGACCCATTGAATCGACGCGATGGCCAAAAGAGTAGAAGTAGACACCCGAAGTTGCCACGCCAGCGCATATCCCAGGACATTCGCCGATACCCATGGCCGGTAAACCTGCTCTAGACCAGCCCAGTTGGTCTGGTCCCAGAAGGACAGGTCCCATTTGGCGTTACCCTTAGCCAAACTTGGCGCGGGTTGCTGCAGGAACGGGTCGAGTCGGAAGTCCGGGAGCGCACGCATCACGAACGACGGCTTTACCTCCGTTTGGAAGGTCGGTCGCATGAATTTGGCGTGCTTGTTGGATGTGTTATCGCCTAGATACGAATAAGCGCCGAACACATAGCTTTCAATCGGGTCGCCACCGGTACCGTCTCTCAGCACGTTATCGATGGTGCCAGCAACGAGCAGCACCCGGCCATCATCCGTACCCATATAGATCGTTCGATCTACGCTCTTGATTGTGCGGACCGGCCAATCCCATTTGCCCCATGCCCCGGTGAGAGCATTCATCACGAGCTGAATCTTCCTATCGTTAATCCAGTCGTAGATGTTTATGATTACAGCCGTCAAGTTCGGATGGAAGTTGACTTCAACCGGGTATGGTTGAGTAGTAGGGCGCGTAAGCTGATTAACCGTGCGGGAAATTCGCCGAGTCAGCACATTGGAGTACATGACCTGATCGATGGAACCCTGCACCAAAGTGGAGAGCGGCAACAGACCACGCCGGGTCAGCATGATAACATCGCCACCATAATCAGCTGTGGCGCGAGGCCCGAGCGGAGCTCCGACAAAATAGGTGGAATCTAGTTGCCAGTCAGCGGCGTTAGATGGATCATCACCGGAATAGGAGGCGATTTCGCCCGCTGTCGTGATAAACAGGATGCGGTCGTCCAAACCTTCGCCAGTGTCAACCGACCAACGTTCGAGAGTACTCAACCGGCCGCCACGCTTAAACAGACTACCAAGGAAGAATGGCTTAGCCTCACCGCCCACCGAATCGATCGGTAGGTACCATGCAGTCATCGAACCGGCCGTGGTGAACCACAGGCGGCCCTTGTGCACCAGCACGCTGGTAAACAGGTTCGGATTGACACCTTTGATTTCGCCGGGGGCAACTGGCGTAGCGACTAGCGTAAAGTCAATCCATGCCGTGCCATTCCACAGGACGGACTGTTGACCGTTTACAGCGACCAGATAGTGAGCAGCGGGCGTTGAGTAATTGACATACTCATACTGTCCGTTGGTCGAAGCTTTGACCGGAGCCGGAGCATCAGCAGATGGGTTGATGAAATAGATGCCAGCGTCAGTCGCCGCATAGACTTGGAAGTTGCCATTTAGGGCATGGTACTCCATTATGGTCTTGACCGGGAGGTTTAGACCAGTAATGTGTTCGCGATAACCAAGTCGAACGTTAAGTGAGCCGGTGTCTGGGAAGAAATTCATGCAGTCGATCATGAACTGCTCGCCCATCACGGCCAGTCCGTCCAGATCGTTGATTCCGCCCACAGGAGCGGGCATGGAATGGGCCTGACTGACTTGCGGTTTGGGCTGTCTGAGACCGTACATTATACGTTCCAGCTACCGTCCGGCACATTTTGGCCAGATATGTAAAGGTAATCCCACCGGGAGTCCAAAGAGATGACCGGAGCTCCGCCCGATTGCGCCTTTTCCGCCTCCACCATGAACGCGAGTTGGTTGCCTAGGTCCGTAGCATCCATGCCCTTTGCATTCCACAGCTTGAACTTGCAGCCGCAGACCATCAGGTACTGGTCAAATATTGGCTCGTCAAGGTCATTTTCCACCTTGTCCTTATACACATCGGCTACTGGGTCATAAACCCAGTCGCGAGAAATATAGTAAAAGTTAATCGTTTCGCCGACCGGGGGAACCGGGAATACCTGGAACTTGTTCCGAAGTATCCGATAGCGGTAGTACACGCCCACCGAAACGATACCGAATTGTACCCATGACCAGCCCTGCGGGGACATAGGACCAAACATGGGACGCCGGTTAGCGGAAGACCACTGGGTCTGGTTGACGATCCGACCAAAGTCCGAAGGGAGGTCGAACTCAGTAGTCACTCCGTCCCCTACAAACGTAGCAGTCTTCTCTAGGAACTGCCAATCATGAGACTTGACTAATTGCGTGCCCATCATGTTGACCAGACCGGCTACTTGAAAACCGGTCTGGTCATCGAACGGAGAGATAATTGTGGGGACCTGCGGCAGCCCAAGCTCCTGCAATGCTTGATTTACAATTGTCAATGCATCAGCTTGGACGGCCATGACTTACTTCCCCTTTTTCAGGCTGGCGATGAGCCCCGCCTGATCGGCGATGGTTTTCTCCAGCGTTTCCAGCCGGTTCCGCATTTCATCATTCTCGGCCTGAATCTTCATGAACGGGGCAGCCTTCTCCGCCCGCTCAGCCATCATCTTGGCCCGTTCCTTCAGCTTGTACAGGCCGGGGATACGGGTGCAGACGTCGTCGCCAACGGCCGCCAGCTGTTCCAGCGTGCGAATCCGTAGGTAGGAGAGCTCCTCCACCTGCGACCGGGTAATCCATGGAGCTTCGATCAGCGGAGTGCCGCCGCCAGTCTGTTCAGTCTCGCCGGACTTGAACTCCTGATAGGCCAGCCGGAAGCGCTTGCGATCCATATCCGACACAGGCCGGACGACGATGTTAGTAGTGTTGCCGGGGGTGCGAATCTCGATGTATTCCTTGTCGTCGTAGATCGGCCGTCCTTCCTCGTCCGTCTTGGTCTCGTTCAGGACCGGCTTGATGTAGAACTTGACATAGACCGACTTATCACCGGCCTCACGAGAATTGAAGTCATTGACGTCAAAATCAGCGGTTTGCATGGGGCGCTCCTATCCAATAAGACCTCGTTCCACGAGCGTAACGAGGGTGACGATCGCCAATCCGAGCCAACCCAAATGCACGCGCGGGCTCAGACTAACGTTGAACGCTGCCAGAATAAGGCAGAGAAGGGCGATGATGAGCAGGACAGTGATGGTGATGGTCATTTGAGTATCCTCAAAGTTGAGCAGTCAGATAGGCTTCCAACTGCTGTACCGTAGGCGTGGGCGTCGCAGCCCCTCTAACGATCAATTCATTGATCTGCCCTTGGAACGCGATTCCTGTACCGGCGCGACGGCCCATGAACATTTGATAAGGCAGGTACGGACCTGTTCCCTGACTGCCTGCACCGGGCGCACCGACACCGTTTACTCGAATATCAGCCACAGGAGCAATAATATCTGCGATACCCACCAGAACAGCACTAGCCGGAGCCGGAAAACCTACCGCGGTTCTAGTGATACCGACTGTCCCGCGAGTACGGAAAGAAAAAGTGGGTTGCCCAGCGCTCGCAGGAGCCGATATAAGGAACGTGCCGTTATTGGTTACGGCTGTAGCCGATAATTCAATGACTGAACCAGCTACCGTATCCGTTATCTTGCGCAGCCCCACGAACACTGTCACTTGACTGGAAGCGAGGTCGACGACATTGCTTACCATCCACTGGTCGATGCCGTTAAACTCAAGAACCTTATGACCGCTACCGTTCAATTGGAGCGTGGGCCGGAAAAGGTTGTTGGGCTGCATGAAGTCCCAGTGATTCGGAGACTTGTCCTTAATCAACCCTACCGATTGGCCAGTTGTTGTAACCGGGATAGTGCCCGCAGAATCCTGAAAAAGCGTAGAAAGGTCGTCAGGAAACAACCAGAACCCCTTCTCACCAAGAGCGAACAGTAGATCGTTGGGAAGGGTGGAGGACGGAGGAACGGGGACGTTTACACTTGACCAGTATTGCAACATGCGATCGTTAAGCGTGCCGGTCAGGCCCGGGAAGGCCATGAAGTCAGCATTTAGAAGCCCAGTCTGCAGTTCGTACCACTGCCTTTGGGCGTCATTAAAATTCGTCGCAGTCGCGCCATTGGCACGATAGTAGGCAAGGAGGCCATCCATGACGGTTGGCCCCCCTGTGCCTTGCAACTGCTGGTCGTTGAGCGTGCCAGCCATTTACGTGATCGCCGCAGAAGCCGCAGTTGCCGAACCAAAGGCCGAGTCGTTGAGGACCATGGCTTGATCGGAACGATTGGTGAAGCCCGTTTCGATCACCGCGCCAATCGCCACTGCGCCCGCCGCCGTCACCATCTTCGTAGCAAAGCCAGTAAAAGCAGGGCCAGCCCCACCATCCCGAGAAGCGCCGTTGCCCCAACCCAGAAGGGGCTGGACAGCATAAGGGCTAGGAGTAGAAATGCCAAGTCCAGTAGCGCCCCCACCAGTGATAACATTCCTGCCTCCGCCAATGGCCGTAAGGCGTGCGTCCGGGGCCAGTCCAGTTGGAAAGGCAACAGTAACTGCGGGCAGTGAAACACCGGGGGTGTAATCGTCGGTAAAGCCAGCGTTCTTGATGGCCTGAACCGGGGTAGCGAATACCGTGCCGGTTGACACGTTTGTCACCTTGTTTGCGCCGAAGCCGATGCCGGTGCTTAGCGCGCCAGTGGAGAAATTACCGGCCTGATCCTTATCAAAAGGCGAGCCTTTGGGCCCACTGAACGGGCTCATCATCACGAACTTGCCGAGTGTAGGATTGGCCGGGACGATGGTAAGGCCAGCCATATTGCGAGCAGGCATTGTAGTGTCCTCCGGCAGTTGAAAAATGGTGGTCTTTATTTATACTGGCGGCCACCAACCAGCTGAGCGCGCCCCCGCGCTTGCTAAACAGGTTCGTTTCCGCCGAACGGAACCTCACCTGACTTGTAGGGCTTGCCCGTTGCAGGGTCAATCGGGGTGCCCTCAGGGGGCCTTTCCTCTGACTTGGAATCCTTCTTGGGAAGGCTCAGAGGCTCTTTGCCTTTGTCACTCATGACCGCTGCTCCTTACGGGTTCACGTCGAGGCGGCCTTGGAACTGCGCGCCACACGTGGTCAGATTGCCAGCCCATGCAAGAATCTGCACTTCGGCATCTTGGTTGATGGAATACCGCTTGTTGGGGCTGAGCGGGACGAAGTTACGCGCGCTGTGCGGACGGAACCTGATGTAGTCCGTGTTCAGCATGAACGCTGTGCCAGCGGGGCAGAAGCCGCCGATGCCGCCATCCAGTACCACGTCGGCGTCCATGTACTTGATCGTCGGGAAGCCGAGCGAACCGGTTTCAGCCTGGGTGAAGCGCTGTTGCGCCTGCAGCGAGGCGAGGTAAGCGGTCCAAACCACGTTGTCCATGACAATCAGGTCGGGGCGGTCAGCGCCACGAACCAACTGCGCCCAGAGGGCATTGAGGTCAGCTTGGATTGTCGTCGTCACCGCCACATTGCGCAGCTTGGACCGCCAGAAGGTCCACGTTACGCGGTCGATGCCGCCATAGGTACCGGTGGTCGGGTCGAACGGAACAGCGGCATTGAGGCCGGTGATTTCCTTGCCGCCTGAACCCGTACCATCGCTGTAGATGCCACCAGCCACCAGATTCTTCATGGTGGATTCGGCGACGTCGATGCGGGCAGCGAGCAGGTCGATCATCTGTTCCGGGCCTGCGTTCTGCAGCATTTCCAGACCGGAAATGACCACAGGGCAAGCAGCCTGCTTGATATCGAACTGAGCGGCTGAGAGAACGTCCTGCGCAGCAACCGGCAGGAGGTCATACCCGCTGTACCAACCAGCGTTGCCGTTCTCGGCGAAGGAGAGCTCTTCGTAGATCAGTCGGCCGCCGCTGAACGTACGGGTCTTGCCCTTCTGCGAAAGCCGCATCAGGAGAGCATTGTTCTTGGTCACGTTATCCGCGATCTTCTTGGTACGGGACTCGATCGTGGTGGTGATGATATCGCTAACATTCGGGAAGGCCATGGCAATTCTCCAGAGAAAGGTTTACACACTTTCAAAGCCGGAGGTCAGCTCCCCGATGCGCAGCTATGCGGTGTCCACAGCCGCGCCCGAGCCTTTATTCTAACACACCCCGGGCTCGCCGTCAAGATTTTCAAGTCCTGCCGGAATTTGCAACCCACGCCCTCTTCACTGCCTCGTGAATATCGTCGGTATCACCGGGGCCATCAGCACCAAACTCCAAAGGAGCTTGACCGGGCGGAACGATCTGGGCCGCCGCCTGTTGCCTCTGCTGAAGCACACTAGGCTGGGAAATGCCGCTTTGAGCCTGGGCTTGAGCCTGGATGAAGTGCGGCCGGACCTGCGGATTACGCCAGCAAGCCAAATCGTACGCGCCTTGGTAGTCCTCAGCCATCCCGGACTCAATCAAATCCGCCATGTCCTCACGAACATACTCCAGATATTCGTGCCCCGGCTGAGAAGAGAATTGCACCAGTTCAGTCTCCGCCGCCGAATCCTCGAGTTGAGTCCTCCATGCCCGCTGTTCATCAAGCTCCTGCTGAATATGCGGAGGGATAGGCGGAGGAGTTTGGTGGTGCTGGTGGGACTGCTGCATCAGCTCTTCCAGCTTGCCGCCGAGTGCCTCATTGAGCGCATTACGGAGCGGTACGCCATAGGTATCGCCCAAGGAAATCAGCATGGTCATTTTTTGGGCCGGGTTGCCCAGCCGAAGGGTCTGCTCAACCCCGACCATGCTCTTGATGTACTCCCGAGGGTCCACTTGGATATGTTGGAAATACTGATTAAATGGCGCAACAGTATTGTAAATCTCCCCCATGGGCTCGTAATGCTGCTGGAGCTTCTGGACGCCATACGCAGTAGCCTGCTCACGCCGGGTGATTTCCTCTCGAATATCTGGAGGTATCGCATTCCATTTCGCCTTCATTTCAGGCCGCCATGCAGCAGGCGGCTTGGCCGGATCGAACACCGGCTCTTCCTCTTCCTCTTCCCCGGGCTGTCCGAGAGCCTGTGGAGCCTTCTGGACCGGCGGGAGGGGGGCCGGAGCAGGCGCGGGTGTCCCAGAATCGGCCTGCTTAGGCAAGAACTTGCCGTCCGGCCCCCTTTGAGGCCCCTTACCGGGTTCCGGGTCCGGAGAAACCGGGGGAAGAACCTCAGAGGGGGGAGAGCCAAAATCGCCGAAGTCTTCTTGACCCCCGGTAGGTGTTTGCTGCGACTGTTGACCGGTCCTAGATGACTCTAGCGCGGCCTTAACGTCGTCTTGAATGGAGTCAGGCATCTGGAATGTCCTCTATTTCTGGGGCGGGGGTCGGGGTGTAACCTTCTTCGAGTTTTTGGATAGACTTTCGCATATCCTCATGCATATCCCCACTGCGTTCCTTTTCTTTCTCTTTGCTCCAATCCGTTTTGGTAAACGCTTCGACGGCCCTTTCATCATATCCTTCATGCAGTTGAACCACGTTGTTGCGCTTGTTATGCTCTGAGAGCTCCCGGGAGTTACTGATGAATGACCCATCCACCGGGGACCAAAATGGCGAGAACTTCTTAGTAAATAGGCGCGGGGGCGTTATGACACGTGTCATAGACACAAAACACTCCGGGCACTCCATCCCCGGGCTGTCAACATATTCGGCCAGCGAGCATATGCGCTCGCGGGTTCTTCCACAACGGGGGCACTCATATGGATAGATCATGGCTAGTACTTCGCTGATCCAGGATTGCGGCGGCGAAGCGCACGAGCCTTTGGAGCGGACTTATGCGCCTCGAACTTTTGGCCGACGGACTGCGGGATGCCCACTTTCGACGCGAACGCGGGATTGTGGGCCACCGCTTGCATCAGCTTCTTCTGCTTTTCGGACTTATACGGCATTTCCTCCTACCGGTTTGGTTGGCTTCGACGGTGGTTGGGTGGCCATCTTGAACGCCGTTTCAGCGCCCTTGACCTCCAGACGCTGCTCGGACTCCTTCGCATCCTGAATCCGTTCTTGCACAAACCGGGCTTGGTTCTGATCGGCCTCCTGTTGGGCGTGCATCTGCGCCGTCTGGGCTTTGATGTTCGCCATTTGCTGCTCGTGCTGCATTTCCATGGCAAACATTTGCGTCTTGTGATTTATTTCA